TACTAAGACCCCCGTGCATCCCCTTTAACGTTGCTTAAATGTGGATGCAGAGACTTTATTTTCAACAATCTACATGGCTTATGGTGCAATGGCAGCCAAACTCGCGAGCGCCGCTTGGCGAAACAGAAAGGCCATTAGTGCCGCCGCTGCCGTTCCAGCAGCCTTCTTTGCTGGACGCAAGAACACTATTAAGAGGAAGGCAACCTCCCAAGGAGGTCGCCCCGCTAAAAAAGCCAAGCAGGCCAAACGAGGAACTCGACGAGCGAGCTCCGGGATTAATGTGGAGGGGACTATCAACACTGGCAAGAAGATCCAGTATAAGAACGTTAAATTCAACAAGTCCCTACAACTTCAGGGAGGAGTCTACCGTAAAGAGCGATACGAGACCGGAGTCCTCTATCACGATCCAGGAGACGACATCTTCACCCAGAAAGTCAAAACTATCGACTTCGTCTTCGACGGAGGTCCACCAGTAGCCTTAGGCACTAACATAACTTCCATCTTCAATGATATGTACGCCAATCAAGCTACAACTGCTCCGCTTTACTCTTCAGGGGCAGTAGTGCTAAATCAGAACGAGGCACTTAAGTTCTTCTTACAGTCCGGTTCTATTGATTTAGAGCTCACAAACATGTCCGCAGGTTCAGCTCAGCTGACCATCTACGTACTCATGGCAAAGAACACCAAGTCTACGACTAGTGGTCCTACTGCTGATTGGACGAATGGGTTGATTGCAGAGAAGGGAAGTCAAGCTAATACTCCGACTCCTTTTACTATTAACAACAGGCCTACTTCCAGCAAAGTATTCAATGTCAACTGGAAAGTCTGCGACTCCAAGACATACAATGCTGGGCCTGGTGCTAAGGTCAACTATGCCTTTAACTTCTCACCTAGGTCTGTAGTTGACGCGACTTACTTCGCAAGGCACACTCAGATTCGTGGCCTAACCTACGCCTTGCTAGCCGTAACTCATGGGCAGCTCGGTTTGACCGCTGCCCAAGCTGTAGTACCTAAACCAGTTCAGTGGATATACAGCATTAAGAAAACTTATATTCTTAAAACGGTGAACAATTACCCTGCAATTGTCTCTCAATACGTACAAAGTTCAGCCACTGTAAGTGCTTCTGGACCAGTAACTGTTCGTGAAGACGATGGTGAACTTGAGGTGTAAACCCTAAAAATTTTTGTTTAAGTATCCGCTCCGCTCGATAACGTCCTAACGGACTACGCTGCGCTATGCTAAACGGAAATAAAATGTATTAAAGTATTATATCTTGTCCCTTTATCTTCTCGATAACCTTAAATCTTCTGCCCAGGGCATCAAGTGTTTGGGCGTCATTCCAAATCTCTTCCATCTTGTACTGACTTGTGACAATTAACTTAGAAGGGCGAATACGGCGGCTGATACCCTTGATTTCTCCTATAAACGGTGGAAAGTCAGCCCAGTGCTTAAGCTTTCCCCCCAGAGCTACATCAAACTTGTCGACATCATCTAAAAGCACTACCTCCTCCTGTTGGTATCCATCCCACCAGACGTTACGTGGCTTAATATAGGCTTCAGGGAAGGATGCAAGTACTGCACGAGTCTTCCCGGCACCAGATGCTCCATAGATCCATACACCACAGACAGATTCAAGAGACTTGACAGGCGGCATATAATCAACTCCGATCTTCTTGATGGTGGTGTAATATCGCAGACGGATATCGCTGTCAATCTCCTCAATACGTCCGCTAGTGGCAAGAGACCATGTATTATCCCAGCGAGCAGTCTCCATCCTGCCTCCGACAGTACTGTCGGCAGGCAGCACTCCATTCTCAAAAACCTGCCCTCCTTTTGAACAATAAACCTTGTTCTGAGAGGCTGTACCGCGGGCAACCAGTAAATGACATCCAGGCAGCAATTTCGCCACTGCGCTGCGACTTTTGGCCGACTCAAAGGATATGTAACCTTGAAGATGTGGCGTACCTGTTGTAGGAGCGACCTCCTTTCCGAAGATGACGTAACGGCAGGGAATAGCAAGGATGCTATCACAGTCGGATATAGCATAATTGTTCTTGGTGAAGCACCAAGATCTATAACGGGAGCTGGGAGACGGGGGTACGGTGGGGGGCTTGGAGTCCGGGAGTTCATTTTGCATAGTGAAAAACCGTGGGAATGGTCTCTTTATATAGTTTTGTTCCCCACAACTCCCCCTGCGGGCGTGAAGGAGTTGTGGGGTATAGGCGTTCCGTTTATCCGGAAGCGCCATGGCGCAGTGACACACTGCACAGGGGGTCTTAGGTAATAATA